GTATGGTGAAAATCTACCTCTACGTGTAGCCCCTTGTGAAATGTTATCTACAACACTTTCAAAAAGATTCATAAAGTGTACTGAACCAGGTGCGTGACCGTTATCAGTAATTTTTTCACCTCTACCTCTAATATTACCAAAATATCCTGAGGTACCACCTCCCATCTTACTCATTTCACCAACTTCCGCCTGTGTGTATAAAATAGATTCGATATTATCTCCAATATTAGAACCAAAACAACTTACTGGTAGTCCTCTTTTTTTACCAAAATTTGCCCATACTGGTGAAGATAGTGAATACCAACCTTTACCCATATAGGTTATAAATTTCTCAGCAAAACCTTCTATACCTAAAAGTTTTTCTGCATGATTTGCAATAGTTTCAATTCTATCTAAAGGTTTTTCACCCTCACTCAAATACCCTCTGCGAAGAAACGTTAATGATTCTTCATTTATCCAATCAAATGGTTCTTTGTTTTTCATATTCTTTTGTCTTTATTAAAATAAGTCGTTTGATGTAATTGATTTTGATTTTTTACTGTAGTTAATACTTCTCTTATTAAAGAAGTCAGTATGTTTTGTTGTTAGTATTTCGTCGTCAAACCATTCAGTAGTTTCTAAAATAGTCTCATTAACATCAAAAATACTATCAATACCAATTGAGTTTAAAGATAAATTAAATCTGTTTTTTATAAACTCCATTGTTTGTTTTTTAGTTAGAAACTCTAGGTCTCCTTTTTCAAATATCCAATCAATAATTTCTATTTCTGCTTCATAAGCCTCTTTTGTTGATATGATTAAATCTTCGATTAACTCTTCTGTCCACCATTCAGGATTTTCTTCTTTAACTAAGTTTACCAAATCAAATCCAAATTCTGCGTGTATATTTTCTTCTTTAGATGTTGCTTCTACAGCGTTACTAATACCTTTCAACACGTTTTTATGTTTGTTAAAAGACATAATAACCAAAAACTGTGAGAATAATGACACGTTTTCAACAAACATTGAAAATAGTATTACCGACTCGAAATATTCTCTGTCTTCGACAGATTTTGAACTATTGATTGATTTTTCTAAATACTTAATCCTTCTTCTAACCGCAGGAATTTGTAATAAATTTTCAAACTCTGAGTTTAATCCTAACAACTGAATAAGGTGTGAGTATGCATCTGCATGTCTTACCTCAGACTCCGCAAAGGTAGCACCTACATTTCCGATTTCAGGTTTTGGCATTCTTTTGTAGATGTCACCCCAAAATGTTTTTACTGAAACCTCAACTTGAGAAATCGCCAACATGGCTCTTTCTACCGCGGACTTTTCTTTTTCATCTAAATGTACCTTATAGTCTTGTATATCGGATGTAAAATTAAACTCAGTATGAACCCAATAAGAATGTCTTATAGCGTCAACGTATTCATTTAATGATGGATATTCATATGGCTTTAAAGCGATTCTTTTTGAAAAAATGTTTGGTCTACTTTTAGAGCGATATATAATATATTCTTTAGCTACGTCATTTAGTCCGTTATCCATTAACTTATTTTCCACCATATCGTGAATTTCATCAACATGCGGTATTCTATTTTTGTCTTTTCTAAACAAAGCCTTTGTTGTTATTCTTGCGATTTTTTCAGCCATTTCTTTGTCAATATTTTCAGTACTAATCATAGCCTTTAAAACTGCATTTTTTATCTTATCTAATTGAAATGGGACCTTATCTCCACTTCTTTTTACAACGTAGCGTATATCACTATCTAATGTATTACTTAATATTTCCATTATTAATAATTTAATTGTATTATTTATTCTCCTTCTGTTTTCTTTTCTCAAGGAGTTCTCTTATCCTTTCTTTGTTTCTCTCCTCTTTTTGTTCTTCAAGTCCCAAGAAAGTAACACTTTGTTCTGTATCTATAACCAACATCTCATTATCGAACTTACAATTTTCAAATACAATACCGTCTTTTCCAATACGTGATTTAGTAATGGCAATTGTCGCCAAATTCATTTCCTTTTGCTGTAGTGACTTTGCAACAGATATAATGACGTGTCCGACTTGAGCCTTTTTAATGGAACCCCCCATTTGGTCAGTCGTAACTACCTCGGATGATATTGAACTTCTGTTACCTTGTGTTGCTGTCCAACCTACAAGGTTCAACTCGTGACACATAGATTCAAAACCTCTCATAACCGAACCCTCACTTTTCCATTCATCACCAAGGTTTTTGTCAGGTACAATACAGTCGATGTAATCCAATGCAACCAAATCTATTTTATTACCCTCAGCCATCATTTTACGAATCTGATTTTTAATCTGATTCATAGTCATAGTGTCTGATGGTAATTTTTTTAATATTAGTTTATTAGATGCCGTCTCACGTATCTCTTTAACCTTATCAATAACCTTGTCTTTATGCATCGATAATAAATCAGGTGCCACTTCAGTCCAAAGGGTAAAGTGTTTTCTTTGAATGATTTTAGGGTTGTCTTCAAAAAATATTTGAAGTACGTTATATCCCAAATTAAACGCATGATTAGAAATTTTAGTTAAGAATGTCGATTTTCCAACACCTGTCGGTGCCAAAATAACACCAAGTTCACCCTTAGCAATACCCCCCTTTAATAGGTTGTCAATACCAGGAATACCCATTGGTATTGGGTGTCTAAAATCTTCTTCTAAGACCTCATCCAAATTAGAAAACACATCTGCAGTACCAGTATCAACCTCACCAACTTGTAAAGCTTCTCTAACCATTTCTTCAAGGTGGTCATAACTTTCGAAATCACCTTTATCAATAATTTTTTGAGCCTTACCCATAACCTTTTGTAACTCTTGTTGTTTACAAAATTTAAGAGCCTTTTCTTGAACAAATGTATCCCCTTCAATTGGGGCTTCTTTGATTTGTTCTACCGTATCCAAAGTCATTTTTTGAGCCATAGGAGACCCCACTTCTGACTTAACGAGTTGCTCTAAAGTAGTATAAGATGGAGTATGTTCATACTTTTGATAATACTCTTTTACTATCTGCATAACCAACTTAAAGTACTGATTATCAAAGTATTTTGGTTCGATTACATCAACAATAGAACTCGCGAAATCCTTATAAACAATAACGTTATTAATGAGTTGTATTTGAAATGTATTTCCGAGGTAACCAAAATTTTTTTGTTTAGTCATGTTGATTAATTTACAAGTTATCGTGTTTAAATAAATATACTTAAACTAAGGTATATTCCATGTATTCGTGTGTCAATTTGTCATTCGAAAAAACTTCCGTTAACTCTCTTAAAATCGACTTTAAGTGTGGTCTCACATCAACAGTGTACCTGATTTTTGGTGGGTACACCTTTCCATTCCAAGCTCTATGATGTAGAATTTGGTCGTCTTTTTTGATATAAATATTAAAGTGTTCATCGTCGTCAGTCATAGATGTTTCTATAATATTTGCGTCTTCGTAAATCTGAAACTTATTGTCTAACAAATAAACAATACTTTTCATTTTTAAATCTTTATGAATCTCATTTTCAATGTCCTTTACAACATCATACAATTCAGCACTATTTAAAGCCTTATTGTTATAACCCTTAAGGTTAAAGTATCTCTGAACGATAATATTATCATTTAAAGTTAACAAAAACTCCATCTTAGTCATGTCTGTTCTATCTTTCTTCATAATTAATTTTTTGTGTTTTTAAATCTTCTTTTTTCTTTTCTCGTTAGTTTCATGAATGGGGTGAGAAAGTAAACCCATGCATTGTCTGTTTTTGGTAAATACTTAAAAATTCCATCGTTCATCATCATCCTCATAAGGTTTTGATGTCCCCTTCCCTCAGGGTCTATATCCTCTTCGTAATAAAGTTGAACGAGTTCCTTTGCTTCTTCTGTTAACAAAGGCTCAGAAAGGTCCACGAGTTGTTTGTTGATAACATAAAACTCTTCCCCGTATACCCCTCTCTTTGTCTTCCCTGATAACAAGTTTTGTAATGCTCTGTTGTCTTTATCATTTTCGTGTAGTTTTTCACCTTTTTGTAAAATGTCGTCAACAGAGACTACAGAATCAAGTATCTCAGGAAAAAGTTTTGAAAAAGTCTTTTCACCAAAATAGTAGATACCGTCAATGTTATCTGATTTATCACCAGATATAATTTTAAAGGTAGCAACATTTTGGTGGGGGATTGAAATATCTTTCAGTTTGACTTTGTCTCCGTTTTTAATCATTTGTTTTTGGGACGGAGAATAAATTTGCACATTCTCAGATATGAGTTGTGTTAAGTCTTTATCCGCAGAGAATATGGTTTTATTCTCGTCCAAAGAGATTTGACAGTAGTAGGCAATCATATCATCAGACTCGTTACCATCTACCACCACCTGACGAATAAACATCTCCTCAAGGTATTCTTTTACTCTGTTGAGTTGCCAATCAAATGATTGTTTTTGAATATCGTTAAGTCGGTTGTATCGTCTGTTCTCTTTGTACTCGGCAAATATTCTTTTTCTCTGAACGGAGTTATCATCTCCGTCCCAAAAAACAATTACCTTATCATAGTTGTATTCGGAAATGAATTTCCGCAAGGTATTCACAAAGTGGTAGATACCTCCAATGTGATTACCCTTATGGTAATATTCACGAACCCCGTGATAACCTATCTTAAATAGGTTGTTTCCGTCAACTAATAAGGTTTTTGTCACAACGCATTTATATCAAAGGTTCCACCGTCTTCTTCTAATTTGAAATCACCACCGGTTCCGATGACCTCTTTCCAATACTCAGATTGCTCTGACTTATACTGCTCAATAGATTTCTTCTCCTCAGTAGAATCTTTACCTGCCAAGAATCCGTGTGAGGTAACGAGAATTTTACCATCCTCATACCCCAATCCATTGATGTGGTTTTTAAGTACAGAAACCTTTGTACGCGTTGCGAATTTCACTTTTCTCTTATCCTTAACCGCTGTGATTTTACTTGTTCCCGCACCTTTCTGATTGCCGAACAAAAAGACCAAAGATGAGTTTAACCAAATGGCTTCACCACCCTTAGCTTTAATCTTCGGTTGACTGAACGGATTGTCAGGAAGTTCAACCCACGGTTGGTTAACAATAACCAAAGTGTTTTC